GACTCGTATCGCACGCGGAAGCGCTCCAGCATCGTTACCGTGTCATCGTCGCCCATATCGCCCGTTGTGAAGCTCGATGTTCCGGTTGCTCCATTGAGTGCAACAAGCTGGTTAGAACTGTTGAAGTACGCGGGAACCTGTCCACCTGACAGCCAAAACTGCGAGTCAACAGGAATATTTGGAAGCCCGTCAATGGTCGATGAGTAAGCGTCCATCCCATCGATAGTGACGCCTGGAGCGATGTAGTTAAGCGGCGCTTGAATGGTCTGATCATTGCGGCCCCACTGCTTCTTCAGAACGTGGTAGACCAGCACTGAATCACACACTCCGCTAGAAGTATTCGATGGGTAGAAGACCCGGACAAGGTTGTTTTGCTTGTCGTAGATCGCCTTTGTCCGGTAGCGGTAGGTCGGGTTTGAGTTATCCAAGAACCATTGCCGGATTACGCCCGTACCGATAGGAGTTGGCCGTATTCCATCGAACAACCAAAAGTTGTCATTCGACACGATGAAATGCGCGCCACCCATGTCGCAGACAGCCTCTTGCCCACAAGCTCCCGCTTCGCCTCCAGGGATCAAGTTCCATTGCCACACAACAGGTGATCCAGCGAAACTCCCGACGAAGATGGCACGATTCTTGTACGCAACGATGTAATCACCGAGCGTCAGCGCAGCTTGAATAGCGCCTTCAATCGCGACCAAACGGCCAGTATTTGCAAGCGTTGCGACGTTGGGCGCCCAACTCGTTTGATCGCTCTGCGCACAGCACCACCAACGATCCGGAGATGGGCCGTATGTCGCCTCATTCGTGTTGAACGCAACGACAAAGTTGTTGGAAGCACTGACAACGATCTTTGCCTTTGGAGCGCCTGCGATGGCTGCAAATGCGCCGGATGCCGACGACTGCATGGCATCGGAAAGGTTCGTTGCCACTGTGGTGTCGCCGAACTGACAGTATGACCAGCGCGACTCGCTAGATCCTGTGTACGAACCGGCGCTGCGGTCGGTCCAGCTTGTACCATTCAGCTCATACAGCTTTGTCTGAGTGCCTGCAAAGATGCGGCGAGATCCATCAAGCTTTGTTGCTACAACAGCGCCGCGCGCATCCGATGCCAGCGCTGCTGCAGTCGTGGCAACCGGAGACGGCGCACCTTTGAAGCCCCCTTCATACGGAACAACATTCGAGCAGTCCGTAAATACTCCAAGCGTTGTGCGATCTGCATCAGGAGCAAATCCAGCAATCGGGGTCATATCGTCTTGACCCTCAGTGCAGAACCGCTATGGGTAGCTTCGTCGTCTTGATCTTGCAGCGTCTTCACTTCCTGTTTGAAGAGCCCATCCCATTGGGCGGCGCTGGCCCCGTCTTTGGTGAAGAATGCGCCTTCACGCAAGCATGCATAGAGATAGATATTCGGATGGTTCGTCAGCAACCAATTCGCCCCAGCGCTTATCAGCGAAGGGAAGCGGGCGTAGTACATGATATTGACCGTGTAGGCCGAATCAGGTGTAGGCCCGAAAAGGACATTCGCTCCCTCAATCGTGTAGACGAACGGGCGTCCTGCATACCCGCTTTCCGGGTACTTCACATCCATGTGCTCGATATTCACGTACTGGCATGCGGTCTCTGGAGCGCCAGCAATGGAGACGTTCTCAAACTCCAGCCAGTCAGGCGGCAGCGAAACGGCACGCGTCACGGTGGAAGTCGTAAGGGTTGCCGTCACCAACTGGGTTCGCAGGCGCAGTTCACGAGCAATACGGCTCTCAGCGATGGAAACGAAATCGGGAATCGTCGTTGTCAGATCCGTGCGGTTCATCCATGAAGCAACCGAGGCCAGCAAACCGGTATAGGTGCCGTCGAGCGCCATGGCTTACACCCGTCCCGGCCAGATCCTGAACTTGGAAAGCTCAGGGTCGTTGCACATGCGTTTGATGTGCATCGGATTGCTCATGAACTCCTGGAAGTCGATCCCGTTGGCGTTCATGTAGATCTGCACCGCCACCAGAGGCAGACGTGCAGCATGTTTCATCTCAGAGGTGCCGTGGAAGCCTTGGTTGTGCCGAGCCTTCACATCCTCAAGAATCGGGGTGCAGTCCTGCACGTTCTCGATGACGAGCCTATCCCCCTGCGCATGCAGGTTGGTCTGCATGTCGCTCATTTAGCAGTTCTCCAGCGGGACCACGTTGACCTTGCCGGCCGCAGTGCCTTGGATGTATGCGATGTTGGTTGCGTTGTTCACCGCCAGCCAAAGACTGTCTGCAGGCTGGACAAGGATGTCGTTGGTTGTCGCGACAACTGCCGATGTGCCGAGCTTCACATACGATTCGTTGATGGCTGCTACACGGATGTAGCGAGGCAGGTTGCCCGCAGAATCAACAGGGATGGCAGTTCGCGCCGACGCAGCGCCAGTGGTAGCAGTAAACCCAGTCGCAAAGACCGTGATTGCTCCACCTTCAAAGGTGTTGGACATTTGAGCTCCAGCGCTTCGCAGCGTTAGGAAAAAGAAAAGCCCCCGAAGGGGCGGCGATCAGTTGACGCAGTAATTCACTGCGACACTGAACGTGCCGGCCGTCGATGCGGTGCCGGTTTCGGTGTAGGTGCAGGTGATCGTCTGTGCAGTGGTGCTTGGCACCCATGCAACCGTCGCGGCTTGCGTGAAGTTGCCGATGGCGGCTTTCACGTCCTGAGCAGCAGTGAATGCCGTTGCCGATCCACCCGAAAGACCCACCGAAACCGTAGCGGTAGTGGCCGCATTGGAAACGATGGGGACCTGCACATGGATCGATACGATGCGAGCACCAGCAGGCAGAATGCCCACGGTAGCCGTGTTGGTAGCACCGCGCGCCACGTCCCAGCTAAGGGCCATGACAACGGAGCCCTTGGCGCTGGATGCATCATCGATGAATGCAATCCCGCCAGTAGCGGTCTGAGAGAGTTCTTTGCCCATTTTGTTCTCCAAGTTGGGGCGCCCGAAGACGCCCCGTTGCATTACAGGATGTCGTAGACAGCGCCGTGTGCCTTGGGAGCGCGCATTTCGAGGCAGTACTCAACAACCAGCTCCTTCTGCATCGCGTCACCAGTCGTTGCCAGATCGATGGTGCTGAAGGGACGCAGGTACGCCACCGCAACCTTGTCGGACTGCAGAATGAACACGTCACGGGCGCGTTGGAATCGGTTCGGCACGGCCTTGATCTCGCCGAAGTCCGATGTGTACACATCGATGCTGGCGTAGAGCTTGGCATCTTCTGACTTGTCCATCCGCGTAGCATTGCCGGTGAAGGTCGAGAAGGTCTGCTTGCCGCCCGGAGGGAGCATGATCGTGTCTGGCATGCCGCCAGCGGTGAAGATCGACTGCAGGACCGATTTCAGTTGCGCTTCGGTGAAGGTGCGCTGCGTGCCGTCCGTCTGCGCGGTGTTGCCGGTATAGCTGGCGAGCGTGGTATTCGACGCCTTGGACGTGTTGTCCACGATCCAGCCAAGCAGACCACGCGACTGACGGGGATCCGTTGCGGTAACGTTGTTCTGGGTCAGGCCAAACTCCATGTCGCGCTTCAGTTCCAGAGCGGCCAGAGCCATCTGATAGCCCATTTCGTCCTTGCGGCCAGCCGATTGAACGGCTTGCTGCGTACCGGACACCACGACCGTCTTGGTAGAGATCTGGGTACGGTTGGACAGACGAACGGTCGGCGTCACGACCTTGGCGCTGGCGTTGTCACCTTCGACCTGGGCATTGGACGCAGCCGCTGCGAGGTCTTGGGTTTGCCATTCGTGCAAGGTTGCCGTGGCCTTGGCTTTGGCGGCCATGTTCAGCAGCGGGGTCTGGGTCGGCGAAATGCGATAGATGGTATCGCTGAGGTCTTCACGGTTGCCGATGGCGGCGGTCGTGAGATAGGTATTGGTAGGTGCGGTCATTTAAAACTCCAGCGTCTCTCGACGTTAGGAAATGAGGGATGCGAACACAGCGCCAGCGTCCTCAACCCGACCCGACTTGGACAGCCGCTGATATGCAGCAGTGCGTTTGTCGATCTGGTTCGATTCACCGCCAGCAGGACGGAGAACACGTTGAGGCGTGTTATCGATCTTCTTGGCAGCTGCTGATGCCTTGGCAATCATCTGGTCGTACTTCATTGCCTTGTACGACTGCACGATTGCACGGTGGTCCGTGACGGAAAAAATCTCCTGCTCTGTGAGCCCCTGACTTTTCAGGTAGTCCCGCAGTTCAGTAGCGCCGGCCCTCAGCTTGGCTTCATCCTTCCATTCGGGGATCTTGGCGACCAATTCTGCTCGCTGACCCTCGACAAAGGACTTCATGCCCGCTTCATACTCGGCTTTGGACTGAAGCTGGATCTGCTCATGCTGTTGAGCCAACTGCTGCAACTGGGCTTGTCTCGTTTGCGCGAGGTGCTGTTGACGCAGGTACTCAACCGGATCGCTTTCCAAAAGCTTCGGCCAATCGATGTTTTGTTGCTCTTGCAACTGGGCTTCCAGCAACGCTGCGGTCTTTTGCAGACCTTGTGCATACTGGTTGCGTTCCTCACGCGCTTTCGCAGCTTCGGCCTCTGCAGCCTTACGCTGCTCGGCAACCTGTTGCGTTTTCTGCGTGTAGTCCGCTTGCCGCAGCCCATTTTTGTAGGCTTCGGCGACCTGTTCCTTAGTCAGCTCAATCGTCTTGCCGTCTACTTCGACGGTGACTTTCTCTACTGGCGGCTGGTCCTGGTCAGGCTGTGCCGGCTCGGCTTCAGCCTTGCGCTTTTCCTCTTCGGCTAGTTCTGCTGCGGCTGCTCGTTCAGCATCCGTCAGGCCATCAGCCTCGGGGGTAGCGCTTACTGGCTCTTGCGGGTCCAGCAGCGCAGCAAACGCTGCACCGGCCTGGTTGATGTCCAGGCTACCTTCTGCGGTGGGTGTCGAAGACGTGTCCACAATCTCTCCTTTGCCGACGCATCACTGCGCTGGGCTACCCAACAAAAAGCCCTCCGAAGAAGGCATTCATGCGCGTTGGGCAAACGCTGAATCAGGGGTTTGCTGCGAGCCATGCATCCAGCACAGCAATATCAGCCTGAACACCATCAAGCTCCGTCTTGCGGGCCTGAAGATCATCTTTCACCGGCTGCAACTGCGCTTTGAGCATGTCAGCCTGGTCCGCAAGTTCTTTGCGGCGGTCTACTATTGCTGAACGAACCACGTTGGCCATCACACTCTCACTACTTCACCAGTAGTTAGCTGGTAAGCAGGCTGGCCGCGTTCTGCACGCACGCAGCCGAAACGGGTTTCAAACGGATCGCCCTTCGCATCAGGATGCCAGACAGTGACGATCTGATGGCCGCGCCGATTGCGTTCGTTGATGAGCGTCATCACTGCGTCCCAGCTCCATAGGGAACCTTCGACGCTTGCCACTCGCGCTCCCGCTGCTCTTTGGTCTGGTAGTACTGCAGATCCTGCTTCGCGATCTTTCCATCGCTCAGCGTCTCCTGCAGAATGGCTTCCACCGTGTTGAGCAGTGACAGCATCAGCCACAACTTTTCGCGGCCTGCCTCGTCTCTTGCCGGTGATTTTTTCCATTGGTCTGTGATCTCCGCTTGTGCGGTCTCGAATGCGCCTTGAAATGCCTCGTTTTCGAGCACTTCGCGGGCGCGGTCGGCGTTGTAGATGCGTTGTTCGAGGGTCATTGCTGCACGTCCGATGCAATCTCGTTGGTCGATGCTTCTGTAGCAGCGTCGTCCAGCTTTGCCTTACTCATGATGTTCGCCACCTGTACCTTGGTTGCCGCTTCTAGCTGCGCCTTCTCCCACAAGAAGGCCTGCTCGCGTTGGTGGGCTGCGTCTGCGTACTGCATCTTCAGCGTGGCTAGTTGCGCCTCGTTTTGCACCCTGAGTGCATGCTGCTCGGCCTCGGAGCGCTGCCGGTTGTTATCTACCTCCGCCTGCATCTGCATGCGAGCCTGTTCAAGCTGGCCTTCATAGTTGCGCTGGGCCTCGGCTGTCTGCGCTGCGTACTGAGCCTTGAGCTGTTCAACCTGTGCGTTGGCTTGCAGTTCTGCCTGCTTCGACTGAGCGCTGACCTGAGCCTTCATTTGCTCGATCTGCATCATCCCCTGCAGCTTCGCCTGCTCTGGATCAGGCTTTGGCGGCGGTGAGTTCTTCTCCGGGTTGTTGAAGTACCGGTCTGGGTCGCGATGGCCCATGAGTTTGATGGTGTCGCTTTGCAGGTTGTAAACGTTCTCAGGTGTCGCTACGCCAATCGCCATCACATGCGCCTGCGTCTGGGAAATGGCCATCAGCTTCTGAATCTGCTCATCCTTCGAGCCGATGCCGAGTCCAACGTTAATGTTCACATCGAACATGTTGCGCCACTCGCGCGGGTCCATTTCCACCCAGTTCCCAGCCACACGAACCTGAATCTTCTTGTCCTGGTGCTGGCTGATGAGCTTCAGCATCATGCGGAACAGCTCTACGAACCCTTCAGCGAAGTTCCGCGCAATCAGGTCAACCCGCATGTCGCCCTTGTTCGTGATGATCTGGACGCCCGTGGCGGTCTGGTTGAGCGCCTTGGAATCGTTGCCTTGTGAGTAGCGAGTCCAGCCGGTGCGCTGCTCCAGATCCATTTCGAGCCACTGCATCATTTCGGTAGATGAACCAATGTCGCCTTGACCTTGATCCAGCCGTCCAACCATGCCGGGCGCCTTGGTCCGCACAATGCCGCCCGGACGCGAAGTCAGCAAGTCGTCAAGATTTACCTGGCCCTCAACCGCGAAATACCGGCCATTGACCTGCAGGAACATGTTGTCCTGCTGCGCCCGAACCGTGTTCGTGATGATCTTCTGAGATTCCATCGACAGATCGGCGATGGACAGCCCAAAGAACTTGTGCGGCATCGGCACTGGCGTGATCGAGATGAACGGCGCGATGTCGCATTCCTCGTTCTCCAGCATCTCATTGCCCGCGATAGTGACCTTCCGGAGCTCGGCAATGCCGTCGCCGTTGTAGTCACACCGCAGATACAGTTCGTTTACCCAAACGAGACGTTGCGAATCGTCACCGGGGTTGTCAACACCCATCGAGGCGAACTCATCGTCATAGCTCAGCCGAGTGACGCGTTCGGCATTCAGCGAAGCCGCGGCATCATCCGAACCGATGTTGTCAACGTTCTTGTACCCCATAGAACGCAACTCAGACAGGGTGCGGGCCACACGATGACCAACCATCCGTGCGGTCGGAATCGACTTGCCGTCACGCGAGATTAGGAATTCTTCAGGCGGCACGTTGTCGATGACAAGCTTACCGCCCTTCTTCGTGCGCTTGAACGCCACGTCGTACAGCATGGCTGGCGGCTGCGATTCGATCTGTTGAATCTGCTGCTGCATTTGCTGGGCGGCGGCCATGGCCTTTGGGTTGCCTTGCGGCTGCGGTCCTTGACCGGGCGGCATCCCCTGCGGAGGCCCTTGCTGGCCCTGTGGCGGCTGTTGCGCAGCCTGCATCGCCTGCTGGAGTTGCTGCGTCAGTTGCTGAATGGCCTCTTGCCGATGCTGCGCGTCTTCCTCGTCGGGATAGCTCGTCTGCTCAATCGGCTCAACCTCTGGATCTTCCATGATCTGCGCCAGTTCTACCTGCGTCAGACCCTTGTACTCTTCGCGCGTCTCTTCAGTGCGCGTATCCCACCACACCTTGATGATGCCGTTCTTTTGCAAGAGCGCATCGTTGAACCACGTCGAGCAGATTGCATGCCCGTTGTTTTTCTTCATGAAGAGGTAGTTCAAGTAGTCCGTGCACTGACGGGCCTTCTCTTCGTCGCCCTGCTGCGATGGCTCAAACTCCACAACCTGATCATCACCCACGAACTTTGCCATCAGCGCGGGCATCATCGACATGATGGTGTTGCGCACGACCGTGGCTACGAACGTAGATCGGCCATCGATCTCTGGCGGCATCAGGTCAAGCTGCGGCAGACCGAGGTAGTACACCTCCGCCTTGCGCCGCTGGTCGGCCAGCTTTCCGCCGAAGTAGCCGACAGCTTGGCGCAGTTCTTGGTTGGCTAGCGCCTTCAGCTCGTCATCGGTCAGTGGTGAGGGTTTTGCCATCGTCGGGACGCATCACTGCGCTGCCTTTGTGTTTGGATTGCTCTATTTAGAAGCTGGCGAACGGCTCTTTACGATCTCAAGCGCATCACTTAGAACTTCTAAATGGTGGCCTGGAGGGCAGAAGCCGGAGATTCCACAGCCAATGCGTTTGCGAAGATGGCCGTCCAGATTGGCGATGGCGTTTTCAAGCTCGCAAATCCTCACAGCCATGTCTTGCTCTCCCTTGGAGCCATAACGACTGGAAAGAACGGCCATCTTTCCGTACTTGGCGCGATGCGCTTCCGTCCCAGGCGTATCTGCTAGTTCTGATGGCGCCGACTCTTTGACCCACTGTTCGAATGTTTTCATCGCGACCCCAAGAATGGATAGTTGAGCTTACCGCCCCAGTCGTCGTTAGACATCTGATCTACGGCCATGCCCACATAGCGGAACATGTCCGCATCGTGGCTGTACTTGTCATGCAAAGGCGCGCCAGGCTCCCGCGTCTTCTCGTTGATCGAGCGCTGGTAGCGCTTCAGGCTTTCCAGCAAATCAGCCGTCTTGTCCTGGTCGAAATACAGCCGAGGGAACAGCAATCGCGCGGCCTTGATGCCCTCTTCGACATCCAGTGCAGACAGCACTACAACTCGGCGATTCATCGCCTGCAGAGCCTCTTCAGTGCTCTTTCCAGTCTGTGTGTTCCTCGCCCTGCCATCGTGCGGGATGTAGTCCGTTCCCCACCGGTAGGGCTTCTTTTCAAGCTCTGTGATGTACCAGTCCAATGTGCGGTGACTGTCCTTAAGGTGATCGATAAACCGCACCTCCGAGCCCTGCCGCTGCACCATCCCGATGGACATGGCGTCATTCCAGCCCAAGTCCCAGACCGTGTGCACCTTGAGCAACGGGTCATACGGCACAAGGCGGACGCGCTTTTCTTCATACAGCCGCTCAATCTCATGGCGGTAGATCGCGCCCTCAGACACTCGCTTGGGCTGACCACCCCAGATGTTGGGGTAGTTGTCAGGGTCGCGCCTCAGCGTGTCCTGCCGCTCCATCTCAAGTTCAGGTCCAAACCATGGGTTGTCATCCCAGTTCATCTGAATCACGAAGTCTTCAGGCGCTGCGTGGACAACGAAACGTTGGTAGGTCTCGTCCGTCTCCATGTCGGGATTGAATGTGATCCAGATCTCGGAGCCAGTCTTGCGAATGGTCGGCGTCAAGATGTCCCACGAGCGTTTCGTCACTGTCTGGGCCTCTTCAACCCAGCACACATCGCAGCCTTCAAACGACTTGATCGACTCGACCGTGTGTTGAGCTAGGCCAGCAAACAAGAACAGACTGCCGTTCTTTCCTCGAATCTCTGTTTCCAGAATGTCGAAGAAAGCACCCAGGCCCATCGCCTGGATCTGGTCACTCAGTAGCCGGTGGACCGAATCCTTGATCGACTTCTGCACTTCCCGAGCACACAGCACCCGGATTGGCTTCTGCGCTGCGAGGACAAGCAAAGCGCGGGCGAATCCCCACGACTTGCCCGACCCACGCCCCCCATAGGCGACCTTCTTCCGCTTCGGCGCAAACAGCGGCTGAAGCTTCTCGGGGAGCTGGACGTTCACGGCTTGACAATGAACTGCACTGTCAGGCTGTGATCGATTGCGCCGCCATCCGCGCCTGTGTGCTCAATGGCCGCCAGCTTCGGATGAATGTAGGGGGCCGCATCCTTGGCAAAGCCCGCAGCCTTCTCCATGTTGCCCGACTCGCGAAAGCTGTTCATCGCCTCCAACATCACCTCAAGCGGCGTAATGCCGGCAGCAGCGGCCTTGTCCGCAATCTCGCGCGTCTTCTTGGTCGCCGAACCAGTCTTGCGGCCAGCACCCTTGCGAGCACCACCACGACCTGATTTCGTTTGATTGTTTTCGGACATGACAGTAGAAATCAAACAGCAGGTGGCTCAACAGGTGGCTCTGGCTTCTTCTCTTCCGTCAGCCAGTAATACAACACCTTCGCCTCTTGGACGTTGCCCGTTGCCTTGGTGCATTCGAGCTTGAGCT